CTATTGAACCTGCGGAGCTGAACTCCAGTGCGTTATTTCGTGAACTTGCCATAATTGTGTATTATATCACAGGGGGTTACTATCGGGATTGCCGATTTACGTATGTGGAAAATCTTTTGTTAATTGTGTTATTGTTGGATCGAATGTCAATCTTCTCTAGCTCCAAGGCCAGGTAGGTCTGAGCCACCTGCTCTTCGGCTAGGGCTTGCTCCTGTCTGTTCTGAACCCTTAAGAAGTCAGCATATACAGCGTGAGCAATGTAATTGAAAAACTCACCTGGAACCTCTACTACAGAATTGTAGTAATCCGAGGTGACGGTAAAGGGAGTGAACTGCTTCTTGTAGGAGACAAATGCTTCATTGTCAGTGGAGTTAGCAATGTTTAAAATGTTAGCTCCATCAAAATCCACAAAGAACTCATACTCCAGGGATGAATTGTTTAAGAATGCTTGTTTGCGATGTATGCGATTGAAGTCACCAATAGTATCCTTTGCGGATTCACCAGTTAATATTCCTTCCTCAGTGTAAGGAACTATATTTTTTACCTCTACCGAAAGAAGATTGCTTCCTGTCCTTGGTGTCCAAGTTTGAACATTTTCTATTGCGTCGTTTTTGTTGGTATCCGCTTCAGTAAATTGAACAGTTCCAGCACCATTAAGAGATATTTTTCCATCCGATGACCGTGTGTCAGTTGGATTAATACCTGTAGCAACAACCCAAGCATTAGATGAGTTTTTGTAAATAAAAGTTCCTGACGCGTTAGCGGCCTGGCTTATATCCTTATAGATATTAGTATCAGCCTTTGATGTTCCTCCTGATTCAAAACTTCCAGAGTTTATACCAAAAAATCTATATTGTGCGTTTACTGCTGTGCTAGTGCCAGCGGTTGCACCTGATAGTTCATAAAGAGCCAATGCCCTTTCTTCTGAGCTAACAAAATACCTAGGCCATACTGGGCTTTCGTCAAACGCCTGTTGAAACCTACGGTTAATGAAGTGACTTAACTGATCCTGTTCAGTTACATCAAGTTGACCACCAGTTCCTATCAGAGCTGATGTTATCTTAAATAGGTCGCCGTAGGTTCTGGTCTGCATTAGATTTTATTTGGGGTAAGTTCAGGAAACTTCTTGTTGTAATACTTTAAAAATTCTTTAGAATGCACAGTCTCTTGACCATACTTCTGTGTGAGTCGGAAAAATTCTCTTGCGGGAATAGTTGCAACTGGTTTGCCAAGTGTTGGGTGCGTAGTCCCCTTTAGTGCTTGGGCTTCTTTGGCTGCCTGTGCAACTCTCTTTTGTTCTGTTTGCTTTTCTAGTTTAAAGCCGTTTTGAATCTCCTTCATAAAGGCGCGATCAATCTCGCCATCGGAGTATCGTTTTAGATTAGGAATGATTATATCCATATTAAAAAAGGCGGGGGGCTTGCGCCCCCCAACCAGATTTTAATTAGCTTGCAGAGAAGCGCATTGGGTCGAATACACGAACACCAATGATAACTTCACCAGCTGTGAGGTTAGCAACTGTACCACCAAACTTATAGATAAGGTTGGTTGCAGCAGCACCACCAGAACCAGCAACAGGAGAGGCTCCTGCTTTAACTGTTGTGTCTCCATTAGCTTGAATGAAGTCTGTTCCAGTGTTGTATGCAGTAGCACCTGCGTTAGCGTCGATGTCGAAGCTATCGATAAGTGTGTCGTCGTCAGTTCCAGTACCAACTTCAAGGGTGATGTCAGAAGCTCCAACAAGAGCTACAGACTCAACAGCGAAGGCAACGTCAACTGCACCACCAGCTGGGATTTGTCCCCAGACAGTTTGGTTAGTGCTTGCGTTAACGATGTCTTGAGCAGATAGAGTAAGCACGTGAGTGAAATCACCGCTTGATTCATTTACTGTTAATTTAGCCATAGTATTATATTTCCTTTAGTTAATTATGAAGGGTCAACGATCTTACCGTGAGCACCAGGGTGGTATACACCGAGGGTCAAAGCACAATCAACGAAACCACGCTCACCACCACCAAGATTTGGTAGACGAGTGCTTCCCATAGGGATAAGCTCGTGAACACCGTAGTATTCTGGGTTGACGAGGTAACCAGCGATTCCATCTGTACCAGCCATAGTTGGCATACAGTCAGGATTGCCGTTTACGATAGAAACAACACCGTGGTCGGACTCATAGAGGTCAACAGATAGCTTGATGCTACCGCTGTTGCCATCGTAGTTAACCGAACGAACATTGTCAGTAGCAGAGGCTGCTGTGCGAGCGTAGTCAGCAATTTGACGACGAAGCTCAGTATCAGCAACAAGCATAAGATTGCTTGTAGAACCAGTAACCTTGAAGATCGAAGAAATCAAAGTGTTGAAGGCTGATTCTGATACAGTTGCGCCATTGATGATGCTTCCAGCAGGAGTGCGGAACGAAGCAGGAACGTCAGCGGGAGCACCTGCTCCACCTGTGTCTGCTGTTGATTCAAGCCATTTGCCAAGTCCACGAAGTGCGTTAGCTGTGCCAGCACCGTTTTCTGTAGCGGAGTCTTGAACACCAGCAATAGTTGCTTCAACGTCGCGTTTTAGTTCGCGGATAGCTTTGGCTTCAGCCTGAGCGATCTTAGCGGGACCAACAGAATCGACTGCTTCTTGCAGATCGGATACCATGTAGTCACGGCGGAACTTTTGAACACGATTGCCGAGGCGAGCGCGGCCAGCGAACTGGTCAGTGAATGCAGTAACGTCAGCACCTTCAGAGATACCAGCAGTGCTGGGAGCTGAAAGACTGTCAACGGTCCACTCAACATTAGTTGCAGTAGCACGTTCTTTGTTAGCAGAGGAAAGGATAGGAGTTTCTTCTGGAGCGAGGATAGTCAAGACATCAGTCAAGTCTTCGCGGTTAGAAACACCAGGTCCTGTATTGGTAGTGTCGAATGTATTTGAGAATGACATTATATTTAATGATTATTAATGAGTTAGTATTTTATGAGCGATTGCTCATTTTGAGTCGTCGAAGATTAGCGAAGTCTTTAGCGTTACCCGTTTCTTTAAACCTGGCTTCTAATTCTTTTAGAGCCTTGGCAGTTCTTCCCATTCCTTTTTCGGATTGGGCAGAGACTGGATTACCTGTTCGTGGAGGATTTAACGTAGGAGCTTTTTTGGTACTCCCTACTAGTTTACGGCCATGTATGCTATTTGTAGCATGGGCAAACCAATAATCTAGTTGGGCGGCGATGTCAGGTGATTCACGTTTCAGAACACTTTTTAGTTTCTTGAATCGTTCGTCTCCTACTGTAGCTTCAAACTGTTTACGTAAGTCGTTGTCCTCACCTTCTAGCCAAGATAGTTCTTGCTTCGCTTGGCTATCGAATTGCTTTGTTAGCACTTCTCCCTCCGCACGTAGTTGAACCTTAGATAGTTGGTCAGGTAGAAAAGTTTTCTGTGCCTTACGTGCTCTTAATAGAGACTGTCGCACATCCTTCTTTGTCCACTCCTTACCTTCAACTTCTGTTACTACATCATCTGCACCATAGCCATCACTTTCAAAGATCAAGTCCTCAGCCCATTCAATTACTTGGTCAACCTCAGCGGCTTTCTGTTGTAACTTTTCGACAGTATCAAGATTCCCGTATGGGTTGTTCTCGACCTTTTTCGTTTCTAGTGGGTTAGGTTTTTCTTTGAGTCGTGCCTCAAGTTGAGTAAGCTTTTCTTCTGCAGCCTTTCGTTTTGCAGTCAATTCTCCGAATCGAGCTACAGCACGGCTACCAAGCTTATCAGCCAGTTCGCGCAAATCGTCCTCGGACATTTCGTCCAGGTCTAACTGTGAAAGAACATCTTCGGATTCTTGGGATTCCTCGGCGGCTTCTGCTTCCTCGGTATCTACCGATTCTTCAATAACCTCTTCAGTTTCCTGCTCAATAACTTCTTCGGCTTCCTGCTCTTGAGGCTGTTCAGTCCCAGGAGTAAGATCACCAATTCGCTTTTGAGCAAAATCCGTGACGGATATATTTGTTTTGTCCACTGATATTTTACCTGCCTCAGCGTCAGCAGTTGCTATTTCTTCTGTCATAATTTGTCCACTCATTAACGCCGAGCGATGGCGATTTTTGAATTATAACACAGGTAGTTACATGCGCTCGGAATGCTTCTTAGAAAGCTCCTGCCAATTTACTAATTGTAGCACTTGATCGTAAGTAATAATACGACCTGATACCTGTTGTATGTTGTCACTGGTTGCCTCATGCAACTCAGCAATAGTTTCTTCACGTAGTTCGTGAAGCATTTTAATGAAGCGAGCAAACGCCTCGTAGTTATGAAGTGTTTTTATGTCGTCTTGTATTTGCATTATATCTCCGTGGATTGCGTGACGTTAAACAGATTCTGAATATTTGTCAATAGACCGAGGCTAGAGACCCTGTGTATCAATCTGACCCATCTGAGCAGGGGCTGTGCCTACTCGTCCGATCTGTGCGTTCTGAGCTTGTTGCATCTGGAACGTGTATTGACCCACATACTTCTGTAACCTAGCGGCAAACGCTTGGTCAGTCTGTAGACGTTGTGCGACATCTGGCTGTTGTCCGTATTGCTCTACGACTTGAAGGGCAATCTGTGCGCCAGCAGGTCGAGCAGGCATTTCAATACCAGCAAAGATTTTAGCCAAGTCATCTGTAACTTGTTCAACCACTTGTTGCTGTGCAGTCTCGACAGGTTGTAGGATGGCATCAGCCATTACTGGGTCAATGCTTGCGGCAGCAACATCTAGTAGACTATCTACGTTTAGACGATTGTTAGCGTTCAACTGATTCAATGCTACGAACTGTTGTAGTTTTCTTTCAACAGTTTCTGGGTCATTGTTCTGAACATCGAAGTTAACCATGATGTCGAAGTTTTCGTCAGGGTTACCCTTATCGAAGACTTGAGCATCTGGCACACCAGTTACACGGAAGAACACTTCGTCTGGTCCAAAGCGTTGGAAGCACTTGTAAGCCATCCCAATTACCTCAGCAGTGTGGCTAAGGAACTTATCTACCAAGAACTGCTTCCGTATTTGGCTGATTTGAGAACCTTCGTCTAGCCCTACTAACTTATCCGATAGGTTAAGCAAGGTGTCTTCCATTTCAATGGAACCAGTAGGTGGTGGGGGTGTAGGAGCAAAGTCCAGATCACCCTTACGGCGATACGGAATCAATCTGCCTGGTCCCCAATCGTTGGGAGCTTGACCAACTGGGTGAAGGATGGGAGGTAAAGTAGCTATGCTGTTGCGGTCAACTCGTGAATCACGCTCAACCTTAACTTGGTTCTGTAAACCACGTAGGATGGACGGTATAGTAGTTGTGTCATACAATCGTTTGCTATCCTCGGATAGCTTCGTAACTACTACAGGATAGTCTTCGTATCCATTGAGTAATTCAAACTTAGCATAACCTGGGGCTAGTTCATTACCACTGAACTCCTTGTGGAATACTGTGCAGTAAATGCCTTCTGCGCTATCTTCTGGGTCAATGAGACGTTGATATGCATAGCAGATTTCTACCAGCTCATCGGCCTCATATGCATTGTCAGATAGACTTAGGCTGCGACGACCTTCTTGCTCACGCTCAATAGAGTCAATGTTTACACCTCTATACTTAGATATGATGTAGTCTACAAAGTCCTCATCCCATCCATCAGTAACTACTTTATTCTCTAGTTCCTGTGGTGTGTAGTAGGTTTTCCAGAAACAATACGGTGCTCGCTGTGGGTCAGTAACGTATGGTGGAAAAAAGAAGTCACCATCTGGTGCAAGCGTTTTAACATCAGGAGCATTAACTTGTCTGCGAACGATAGGTAGTTCAGCAACTCCAGTCTTTCTTAGTTCACGTAATGCCTTCTTAGCACGTTTCTTTGTTGTTCCTTCAAAGGTTGCTTGGAGCAAGGCAACT